TTGATGTTGATTTCGTATATGACAAGTTTAAGACGCTTGTTCTCTTGCTTCATATTGTGTTGCTCTTGGTATGTCATATCAGTTTGATTAATTTCATGCCATAGTTGTCAATACCTTGTTTGATTTCAATGCCTTGCTTCTTGATTAATTTGCTTTTAAATCTTGAGTAGTCTACTTCGTGATGCCATCTGTCATAACGCCATACAACTTGAGCGCAGTCAGGATGCTGACGAACTAACGACTCAGCAAACTCTCGTCGATTGTCGCCTGTATTGTAAATAGTGTCTGTATTGCCACCTTTCATTTTGAGCGTGCCTACCTTGTTGCAAAGAAACGCTTTAAATAACATCGTCGCATAGCCGTCTTTTAAGATGCGAAGACTTAAATCAGTATCTTCATTGTATCTACCTCGCCAACGATGCTCAATGCTGTTGTCTAATAGAATACACGAATAGATTCTAGTGTTCAAAATATACGGAGGCATCTTGACTCTCTCAGGTGCAAAATAGCGATAGTCCATTCCTGCCATTGCTATATTGTCATATCTATCTACAAAGTCTTCAATCGCTCTGAATGTAGCAGAAGAGTCTACTTTGATTTTTCTATTTCTGTTTAGTCGAATGAAGCCGTCGATGTTATCGTCTAGAATCCAATGTCTTTTGAAGCCACGCTCGATTGAATTTTCAAACACCCAATTTCTAGCAGGTATAGAACCTTGACCTAGATTTGAGAAAGGTAGTACTAGTATTTTGCTCTTATCCATTACACTAGCATACTCGTCAAACTCTTGTTCTTCTATCACAATAAAATAGTCTGTATTCATCTTGTCAAGCGCTTTGCTTGTAAGACGAGATTCAGAACGACCTTTTGAGATTATATAAATAGGATATCTAGTCTTCATTTGAGTAAATAAATGCCGATGGTTTTTCTAGACCTAACTTTGGCACCCATAAACTTTTAGTTTTGTAAGTGATTCGTTGGTCGATTAAGAGCGCAAAGTTGTCTCTGTCTTCTTTAGTCTCAAAGTGAACAATGACAGATTGAAACGCTTGTGCGTCTTCTTGTACAAATTCAGGCATTGACTGCCATTCTTTTTTCCAATCTTCTTCGCTACCGAGAGCGTCGAAAAGATTCATTTGATTATTGTCTTTCATATTTTCTGTTTATATTCTGTTCTTTCGCCTATGAATTGCGTGTCGATTGTAACGCTTTCGCCATGACGATTCTTTGCTATAATTAACTCGCTATCTTCTATTAGTGGTTTTTCTCCTTGCTCGTAGTACGCAGGTCTAAAAGGAAACATGATGACATCTGCGTCTTGTTCGACACTACCTGACTCACGAATGTCTGATAGCATAGGTCTCTTGTCTGCTCTTTCTTCGCACTTACGACTTAACTGCGCAAGAACGATGACGGTGATTTGTAACTCTTTCGCTAGCAGTTTAAGCGTTCTAGATATCTCTGCAATCTCTTGCTCTCGATTCTGTTTTGTGCCTTTTACAAGTTGTAAGTAGTCGATGACTAAAAGTTCTAGACCATGACGAGACTTGTGAATCTTTGCTTTCGATTTTATCTGCTGAATTGTGCAATCTGCATCGTCATCTATAAAGAACTGAGTCGTTTGATTGTTCGCTATATCACAGAGATAGGTGATTTCATGTTCTTTCAGTGAGCCGTTTCTAATCTTCCAACTTGCTATGTCACCTATCAAAGAAATATATCGCTTTGCTAGTTGTTCGTTTGACATCTCTAGTGACAATAGTAACGCTTTGCCACCTACTTCCGCAAATGCTTTTGTCAAAGTCAGCGCTAGAGCAGTCTTACCCATGCCCGGACGACCTGCAAGAACGATTAAGTCACCTCGATTGTACCCGCCTAAGATTCTGTCAAGCGATGACCAACCTGTTTGTCTACCTGTTATCTTGTCGCCTCGTTCAATGCCTTCGATGATAGTGTCAACTACTTCGTTTGTGACTTTGATGATTGATTTCGGGTCTTTGGCGCTACTCGTTTGACTTTCATCTATCAAGAGTTGTGTGTATGAAATTAAGTCGCTTAGAGACGAAGTTGTATTGATTGCTAGAATCTTATCTATAAACTTCTTTTGTAGATAGTTTGCTTCTAGTTCGTAGAGATAGCGTTGCACATTAGGTGTGCCATAGACATTTTGTTGTAACTGAATGACACGAATTATTTCTTTCTTTTCAAACTTGCGACCTAGAGTCACAACATCGATAGGCTCGTTGTCATAATATAACTGAGTCAATACATCAATCACTTTTTTGTTAAAGTCATCTGTGAACCACTCTTTCTTCATCTTTGGTAGTAGCGCTCTCTCAGAGTCGAACCAAAGTAATTGTGAAACTATGTACTCTTCATTATTCATATGCGCTCGGATTGTATGCTTTGGGTTTGTTGTACACTACTTGTGCTTGTTTTAAGTGATTAGGCTTCCATGTGCGAACGGCTGACTTCCAATCTTTCATTTTGTTTTTACCTATTAACCATCCTTTAGATTCGTAGAAGTCAAAGAATTTGTTTGATACATCTAGCATATCTTGAGAAAGCATATAATCTCTCAACTCGTCAAGAGTTGGTTTGACGAATGTCGCTTTTTTATTTATATCTTTATCTTTATCATTATCAGTATCATTAACACTATCGGCATTTTTCGTATCATCTCGTATGCGGTCGTATGCGCTCGCATCCCATCGCTTCTTTGCATTATCCGAATTGCGCTTTCGTATGTCTTCGTACTTCACTAAGTCTCGCTTTAATTGTTGTTTGATAGGCTCAAATGCAATCTTCGTGATGACACTATCACTGATAGGGTTTTTGTCATTGACATATTGAAGAATGTGTTTGAACAAACTACCTGCTTGTTCGTCTGTAAGTTGCTCTACTACATGAATCAAATCGCAATAGAGTAAGAATGATTTTTTGTCTTGTGCCATAAATAAAAAAGCCCTTTCAAATTGCGGTAGTAGAAGTACACACAACTCAAAAGGGCAAAAGGGTTTAACTTTCGGTATCTTCTACATACCAGTTAACGATTCAAATATAGTATCTTATCACTATATCACAAAGTTATTTTTTTGTTTCTATCGTATATCTGCCATAGCCTTCTGTCTCATCGCAGACGATATCCATGCCTTCACGATGACGAAGAACATGAACGAGAGCGGCGAGTCTAAACGAGCCATAGAGATTCAATGCGTCAATCGGTGTGATAGAGCGACCACTCATCAAGTGTGTCTTCACTTTCTTTAGTTGTGATTCTTTTTTCATATTTGTTTATTTTAAAATTGTTTCTTCGACTTTTACAAACTCTTCAAAGTTGTCACCGATTACACGAAACGATGTGTAGTTCATTGACTTGAACTCTGTATACACTTTCACAGGCATTGAGTACGCTTCTTCTAGAGCGTCTCTAATCAACTCAGTAGTAGGTTCGTAGTCGAATGCACATATCAAATCATTATCTTCGTTTATAAGTACATACGCACGATGATTCAAACGAGTTGCAAGATACTCAGCGTGTTTGTAGTTTGTGAATCTAGCGACAAGTTCTGTATCTTCATAGACACGATACTCGATGACGCCGTTTACGGATGCTTGATTAATTATGACCATTGCCTTTGTACATTCTATGCTTTAAAAGATTCTGTGAAAATGCGTCAAAGTCTTTGATTGCGTTGTCACGCTCAAATTGATAAGGCTTTGCTTCTTCGATTGTGTCTTCTCTGTCAATAATGTAGAAGAAGAACTTTGTCAATCCCACTACTACTGATAGTAGTGAGAATGACCATAGTGCGAAAGTGATACAAAATTCCATGTTCTTAGTTTAGTTATATTTATGATTGATGTAGTCTTCAATAACACCTTTATTGATTTCGTCTTTGATAAATCTCAACTTGCAATCTATCAAAAAACATTCTTCACAATATCCATTTGTAGCATCGTATAATTGCCATAATCCTTTGCACTCGCCTTCAATGAGTTTTGTGATAACAAATCTTTTATCTTCGACAACAATTTCGTATTTGTATTCTGCCATACCAAAGCCTGTGAGACCTGAGATTCTAGTCAATTTGTGTTCGTGTGTCATATTCATATAGCAAATATAGATATAGAAAACATATGTGCAAGCACTTTGAAAATTATTTTTACAATTATTTTGTTTTATTACAATGCTATGACATTCGACAACATCTGACCTGCGTAGTGAAGTCTCTCATCAATCAAGTCTTTGACATCTTCTAGTTCGATTGTAGCAATGTGGCGCTTGTGTGAGTCAGGCATTCTAGGGTCAAACGAAACGAAGTAGCCAACTTCACACGCACTTGCTATCATTCCCATTTGCATCTGCCAATAGTACTCAAGATGCAACGATTTTAAGTCACTAGCATTCTCTATCGAGAAGTTGCGTAGATGTATACCCGAATTAAAAGGACACTTCAACTCAACGATGAAGTCAGCGCCTAGAGCGTCAGGTGAATAACCACCAAATTCTCCGTACTCGATGAAGATATATGTCTCGCCTCCGTAGTAAGTAGCAAGAGTAGAGAACGGATCAAACGCATCATACGCTTGACGCTCGTGTTCGTTACCCCAATCAAGCGCACGACCATAGATTTCTGCTCGTTGATTTGTGAGTATCTCTGCACCTTTCTCATAGATGAATGTCTTTGCAGTCTCAGAGAG